GATTAGTAATTATCACTAGACATCCAATTTTAATTTGGTATTCTAGTTATTTATGACTTAGATTAGTGATTATCACTAAACATCCAACTTTAATTTGGTATTCTAGTTATTTATGACTTAGATTAGTAATTATCACTAGACATCCAATTTTAATTTTGTATTCTAGTAATTTATAATTATATATTTAATAAACTAATCCACCCATACCATTAAAAACTCTAAAAATATTATAATTTACAGCATAAACTTTTAAAGTCCAATCATCAGTAAGATATGGATATGTAATAACTAAACTACTTTCATTCAATCTTGAAAAATTGCAAAATCCACTTGGTTGAACTTCTTCAGGTTTAATAGCAAATGAATAAGTATAAATTCTTTGATTAAAAGAAGTATTATAACGAGGAATATTAGTATGATGTAGCCAATTTTGTTCTAAGAGGAAATAATCGGCATCCCTTTCACTTTGGAAATCTATACCATCTAAAACTAACTTACCAGTATTAAAAACATTAGCACTACCATTAGAGAAATTAAAAAACCTATTATAATCTGTAATTGTATCTTTAGTATATACCCAAATTAATTCTTTTACAGGATTTACAAAATTAAGACTGGTTCTTGATAATTTAGTTCCTGCTAAATTTACATTAGTATTACCAGGATAATGTTCATTTCCATTGAATTGAACTTGTTCTATTAAGTATTCTAATGGTAATTGAGTAAATCTTTTATGTTCATCCATATCTAAATAAACATAATCTGCAAATACTTTTATAAAATCGTCATTTGTAATACTAGGTGCTGTTGTATATAATCCTGTGTTAGTATCATATACTAAATTTTTGTTTTCTTGGATTTCAAAATGAAGACGGACTTCTTGTTTATGAAGTGCTGCTAATGGAAGTGCTAGACCAGATCTTTTATTAAACCAGAATTGAAGTGGAACATATAATCGTCCAGATGTTAAATTAGCTGGATGAATACCTACCATTTCATCTAATCCAAGACGATGACCTTCCGGACAAGATAATTCTTCCCAAATATTAAGCCATTCACTATAATGTCTATCTATAAGTTGTCCTCCAATTTCCAATTCTACTTTTTTAATTAATGCATTTCCAATCCCATAAACCCAAACATTTGAATCAGATACTGTAGGGAGATTAATTTCTAAATAAATATCTTGAACTAAATCACCATCACGATTTAAAGTCAGATTGAGAATACGACCATAATCAGGTCTAGTTGTAAAAAATTGTCTTACTGATTCTTTAGCAAAATTAGTATGTCTTCTATATACTACTTTAAAAAATGTTATTACTGGATTTCCAACTAAAAAGGAATCCTGTGCTCCACTAGCTACTAATTGTAAAAGACCACCTGCCATTCTTATTATATTATAATTTTTTTTGATATATATAATTACTAATTACTTTAAACACAAAAATTAAAAAATTATAATTTAATTATTTCAAATTTCATATATTCTATATTTTATTTAATTTGAATAAATTACACCAACAACACCACCACCAATTTTTAAGATATTTTTATTAACAGCAAATACTTTTAACATTCTAGAATAAGCAAAATCAGTATAAGATGTGTTGTTATATTTGAGTTGTAATTCACTACTTTTAATACGAGAAAAATTACAAACTCCAGATGGTTGATGAATTTCAGGGTCTAAACTAAAAGAATAAGTATAAATATAATTTCTATATTGTCCATTTTGTTTAGTAAAAATATTATTATAAGTTGTATGAACGAAATCTGTTCTTGGTACTCTAGTATGTCGTTGAAAGTTTTGAACTAAATAAAAATAATCAGCATATCTCTCACTCATACGATCGCTACCATTAATAACTAATTTACCACTTGTAAATGTATGACTATCTAATATTGTGCCACCATTATATGAATAATCAAAACCTCCATAATTAGATAATATAGTTGGTGAATGGACCCAAATTAATTCTTTAACTGGTAAATTAAATTTAAGTTTAGCATTATAAAATGTAGAACCTGATGCAACTAAAAATTCATTATATTGAACTTGGTCTATTAAATATTCATGAGTGCTTTGTGCTATTTTTCGCCGTTCTTCAGTTTCTAGGAATACAAAATCTCCAAAAATTCTACAATCCAAATCTCCAGCTGCTTGTGTTGCTCCAGCATTTTTATATAAATTACTCCATTCTTCAAATTCAAATGCTAGTTGAATTTCATTGCCTTGAATTGCAATCAGTGGAAGAGCTAGACCAGGATTTCGGTTAAACCAAAATTGAAGAGGTACATAGCAAGTGAAACTAGAAGATACACCTGTAATATTGAAATAATTGTAAACCATTTTATCATAAGCAACGGCTTTTTCATCACAATTTGTAAGTTCTCCCCAAATATTAAGCCAATCAGCATAATGAGTATCAATAACAGTACCTGCTATAAGTAGGTCAATTTTTTTAATTACTAGATTACCTACTCCATAATAATAATAGTTAGAAGGATCAGTTAATGCTGGTAATGTAATAAGTGCATACATATTTTGAAGTAGGTCTCCAATTTTAGAAATTGTAATGATAGTTTTTTTACCAAATTGTGGTTTTTGAGTAAAAGTCTGTTCTACTGATTCAATGGCAAAATTAGAATGTCTTCGATATACAGTTTTAAAAAATGTAATTTGTGGATTACCAGTTAAATAAGTATCTAATGAACCATATGCAACTAGATCTACAACACCTGTAGGCATTTTTAATTAATGGTGATATAATTTTATCTTTATCAATCCATATTATTCAATATATCTAAATCAAAAAAAAAATCTAATAAATTCTTAATAAATTCTTATTGAAAATAAATATTACTATGCCGAAAACAGTATCAAAAGCCCGTTTTTTAAAAGGACCTGCAGCTAGTAGAAGGTTGAAAACAATTGCTGCTGCTAAAGCTAGAACAATGAAGGCTAGAGCCTCTATGCGTAAGTCCAAAATTGCAACACTTAAATCTTGTCCTAAAGGTATGAAAATGCGGGTTCCAACTATGAGAAAGGCTTATACTAAAAAATCTGGTTCCAAGGTTTCAAGAACAATAATTAAACCAACATGTATTCGTAAAAGGGGTAAATCTAGTGGTAAGAAATTAATTGTTTTGGATCCTGAAGACCATTATCTATCTGAATATGGATATCATAATTTAACTGAATTAACACCTAAAGAAAGAATGAATGTATTGATGAAACTTGCAGAACATTTTGTTCCTATTAAAGGAAAAACTGCGACATGGACTTATATAATAAGAGCATTAAATGCTAGATATGTGCTTAATAGAAATACAAATCCTAAAGTAGCTAGAATAATGAAAGCAGATAGAAATAAAATTAGTGCAATGTATAAGAAAATTAAAAATTAAAAATTAAAAATTAAAAACTAAAAATTAAAAACTAATTTAAAGACTTTTAAATTGGAAAAAATAGTAAAAATAGAATTTTTGGTTAAAAAAGAAAAATAATTGATTTTATTTTTTTTAGATATGTATGTTGAAGCCACTAGTAAATTAATTGGTAAGCACAGTTAGTGTTAGTCAATTAATTTGGGTTTCTAAATAAATCCAAATTGTTGACTAGGATGTCTTGTCGGCACCAAGACACCAATTAGTGGCTATTTTTTTCTTTTTATTTTCTTTTATTTCTTATATTTCTTTGATTTAAATATTTTATTTAATAATAATTTAATAAAAAAAAACATTGCTAGTAAGCCAACAATGTTTACCCTTAACAAGGGGTGTCTCTTCGGCACAGAGACAACATTATTTAATACTTTGTATATTAATCAATTTTTCAATAAAATATCATTTTTTGCTTTTTTTAGTAATATAAAAGTAATATGAAATATTAAGTAAAAAATATATAATTAAATATCAAATAAATATGGGTGGTGGTCTAGTTCAATTAGTAGCAAATAAAACGGATAATACAACATTTTTAATTGGAAATCCCGATATTTCTTTTTTTAAAGTTGTTTATAAAAGACATACTAACTTTGCAATAGAATGTATTGAACAAAAATGGATAGGTGATCCTGTTATTGGAACACAAATTACAGCTATTATTTCCAAAGAAGCTGACCTTTGTAGTGCAATGTATTTGGAAGTCACTCTTCCTCATGTAGCAAATACTTTTGCCAATAGATATATTTATGGTGTCGGTAATGCTCTAGTTAAAGAGGCATCTATTGATATTGGAGGCACTATTATTGATACTCATTATGCTGATTGGCTTAATATTTGGAATGAACTTTCAACTTCTGGGTCTAAGAGGGAAGGATATGACCGTTTAGTAGGTAATGACTCTACTAATAGTTTTGCTGGTGCTGCTAGTTTGACAGTTGGTGCAAACAGTATTTTTTCTAATCGTCTTTATATCCCACTTCAATTCTGGTTTAATCGTAATCCTGGTCTAGCACTTCCATTATTAGCACTCCAAAATAGTCAAGTCAAACTTACAATCCAACTAGCTAGTTATGCGGAATTAACACATGCTGGAACAATAACTGATACTAATAATGAATTTTCATGCCGATTATTAATTGATTATATATATCTAGATAATGAAGAGCGACGGAGATTTAATCAATTGACACATGAATATTTGATTGAACAGATGCAATATAATGGAGATGAGAATATAGTTTCAGGTGATGCTGGTAAAAACAAGAATATTGATTTGAAATTTGAGAGACCTGTTAAAGAAATTATTTGGGTAAATAGATTAAATTCACCAAGTTATAATGAATTATTTGATTATAGTAATGGTAGTAATGTTGAAATATCATTTAATGCACAATTATTTGTTAATGGTCAAGACCGTTTTTTAGTTAGAGATGCAGGTTATTTCCGTTTAATTCAAAATTATACTTGTCATAGCAATATTCCTAGAACCAAAGTTTATAAAATAAGTAAATATGGAACCATAGATAAAGATAATTACAATTACTATAATCAATTTATTTATACTTATTCATTTGCATTTTTTCCAGAGGATTTGCAACCAAGTGGACACTGTAATTTTAGTAAAATAGAAAATACAATTTTACAAATTAACTACCCAACAGTTAGTAGTGCCTTTAAATTAAAAATTTATGCAGTAAATTACAATGTTTTGAGAATTGCTGGTGGAGTAGTGAGCTTAGTTTATTAATTACTAGAATAAGTTATACAATTAGGTAAAACTTCTCTTTGCAAAACTAATTTCCAGAATTAATATCTAATGCTAGTAATATATTACTGAACTAAGTTAAAATTTTTAAAAAAATATAAAAAATATAAAAAATTATATTTTTTTATATTTTATAAAATGCTCTTTTCACCATAACTAGAAACAAAATTAAAATAATTTTTAATATTTAAACCACTAGAAGTAGAATATATTTCTTCTCCTTGATTTGGTTCTAAATCAATAACTAGATTCTTATTATTATAATAACTAACCAAATAAATTTTTTCATTATTATCCTTTCTCATTTTCCATTGTTGATTTAATTTATTTCTAATTAAACCTGATTTTTTTACATCATTAGATAATTTATCATCATTAACTTCTAATGCATTATCCCATTTTTGTGTAGCATGATTTGGTAATAAAAATAAATATCTATTTATTTCAACACCACCATAATGAATAATATAATATCTTCTACCAGTATTAATATGAGTTATAATTCCTTCAGGCATCAAACCTAATAATGTATATATACTATATTTTTCACCAGATTTAATAGGGTCACCATTCCAACCAATAGCTATTTTACTATATTGTTCTTCTAAATCTTTATTATTTATGTTTAATGTTGGTTGAAGACAATTTTCTTTAATTTTATAAAATTTGTAATCTAAATATGGAGTTCTACTTCTAGCAATATGATAACCATTTTGTTCCATAGATTGAGATTCGCTTCGCATACCCATTATTGCATTACTATCATCATTTTTTGGATTCCAAAAACCATACCATCCCATATCATTCCAATTATAAGGAACTTCTTCTAAACAATTTTCAGGAATACAGCGAAACATATTTAAGTCTGGTGCCTCATAACCACCCCAATAATCAGCTAAACATTTATATCCTTGTGGTGCAATACCACGCCACATATATCCACCCATAGAACCCCTTATTTCATAATGTTTATCAAATCTTATTGGCGGTTTTACATCACCTGCAATTAAGATGCTGCTCCTATAAGGTCCATTTCCATGTGGTTCACGATTATTATTATTATATTCTAATCCGTCTACTTCAGTAAGACCATATTTTACACCATAATATCGTCCACCTGAAAATTCATCTTCAGCCTGTGCTACTACACCAATAGGATAATAAGTTTCTCCATTTTTATTAACTGGATTAAGTTTCCAAATTACAGCATCTCTAGGTGCTCTTGAATTAACATCTATCCACATTCTAGTATAATCATTACTTTTTATTATTCGCAATCTAGGTTCTTTATTACTAATTGGTGTATCAATATTATTAGAACAAATTTCTACATTTAATCTGCGGAATGGTTCAATCATACCCCAATAAAATAAATCATATTTTCTTATTTCATTAAATGGATTATTTTCTTTATCAAAATCATAATTTTCATCAGCATATTGATCTAAAAACCAATCACCATTACTAGCATCATATATTAAATTAAACCATATTGTGAACATGTTTTTTATATAAGTAAATAGATTTTCTAAAGGAATATTTTCAGTCGTCATATAATCTAATGTAATTTTATATTGATTACTGGAGATAATACTATTTATTTTATCATTTAAATAATCATTAATAGGTTCATTATTATTTTTAAGTAATGAAGACCCTCTTTTTTCTTTAAATAATATTTCTAGGTTTTGCAAAATATTTTGAATTGCAAAAGATTGAGATGAATTTACAGAACAGGAACCAGCATTACCAGATTGACCAATATCACCCATTGGACCCTTAATACCATATGGACCAGTTTTTTTCCTAACAACAGACCAAAAATAACCAATTAGAAATAAATTTAATATAGTTATAACAAATAAAGTATATGCCAACCAATAAATAAATGACAAAGATAAAGTATTAATTTCTTTAGTAATTTGCAGTCCAATTAATATGTAAAGTCCAAAACCTATTAACCCAAAAAATAATAAAATTATAGTAGTAATACCACTTTCTTTAATATATGAATTTACTAAAATATAAATAAATGCTATAATTATAATCCCTAAAATAATACCTAACATTTTTCTTTTCTAGTATTATATAGCATAATTATCTAGCATAATTATCTAGCATTAACATTTAACAAACAAGAAAATACTTTAAAAATATAAATATTTTATAATTATTCTATAATTTTTACAATTTAACTTATTTATTTTATTTATTTTATTTAATTTATAATTTTATTTAATATAGTATAAAGTGTTTTCATTGCTAGAACTTACTAGTTTAAATTTACCGTTAGTTGTTTCTAAAAATTTACCTGTAAGTATATGATTTAGTCTAAATTCACCTCTTGCTTTTCCTGTCATTTCTACTCTAAAACATTGTGATGCTTTTGAAAAATTACATAATTTCATTACAATTGCATTATTTGCGATATCAATACATTTATTTAAATATTTTACTATATAAGAATTACTATTCCCAAATGTTGTATTATTAACTAATTCTAATTCCAATCTATTATTAGTTTTATCTTTAGTTTCAATTTTCATATTTGGTTTTAAATTTAAATATGCTAGAATACTATACTTACTATCTTTAGCATTTTCTTTTATCCAACCTTTTCCTGTATATTGATTTTCTTTACCTGAAAATGGTTTGCCTTTTATAACACCTATTTGGTCATTAGTATCATTATATTCATCTTTAATAAAATAAAAACTAGCTAAAGTATCAGAATTCGGTATTGAAGATGCATAATTAGGTGCTAGACGAAATACATTATAAGCATTAATTTTACTAGGACTAGGTGGTAGTGTTTGACCATTATATTGACAAAATCCTAGTATTGATGCCATTGGAGTTCTAGTTCCTTGTGTATTCCATAATAATTGTTGTGTAGATTTTAACATATTTAATGCATTTTTTAAAACACATCTTACTGGTGCTGATTGTCCAGTAGGAGGTGGTGTAGCAGTTGATGTTGCAATATCTCCAAGAGCAATATAAGTTTCATTTGAATCAGTTGATGGACCAAGTGGTCGCCATATCCAGATAGAACCATTATTCCAAAGAAGCTTATATTCTACTGGAGGTGCAATATTATTTCCTCCAACTAAAATTGTTTTAACAACAGGTGATTCAATATTACTATTTAATTCTAAATTTCCATATTTTATATTTTCTTGTCTAGTTTCATTATTATTATTTGGACCAACAATAATATCTCCAATTGGATAATAATTTATACCTTCGTAAGTAATATTAGCTGGTCTCCATAAACTTGCAGAATAATTGCCACCAGATAATACTCCTATTTTTTGTAAATTATTAGTAGTAGTTATTTTTATTAGAGATGGAACTAATACTTTTTCTCCATTTTCATTAATACCGTAACATTTATTTTCAATATTAGGTGAATATTCTTTGTCTAATCCCCAATAAAATACATCATATTTTTTTATTTCATCAAATGGATTGTTTTCAATCCATTCCCATTCCATTTCTGCTCCAATTGTTTCAAAATATATGCGTCCACCTTGTTCATATAATAAATCTATCCATAATTTCCAAATCTCTGTTAAATATTTTATCAAAGTATCAACTCCTTTATATGGTGATAATTCATTAAATTGTTGTGATTCACATAGAGATTTAATTTTTTGTTTAATATATACATTTTTTAATTTTATTGGTTTAGTTGGTTCTAAAGTTGTAAGATAATTCTCTATCGCAGTTATAATACCATCCGTACAAAGTGATTCTCTACAATTAGGAGCACATTTACCTACATCACCAATTTCACCTTGTTCTCCATCGGGTCCTCTTTGTCCATCAGGACCTCTCTTATTTTTAACATTTATATAATAATAAATACTAAGAACTATATTTACAATTGTTAAGATTGTTATTATATAAAGTAGCCAGAATAAAAAATAAATGATGGGAGTTTCAATAGTAGCACTAAGATTTAATCCAAGAACAATTATTATTAAAATTAGTATTGAAATAAAAAATAACCAATATACAATCATTTTAAAATATTTATTTCTTATAATTTTAAAAGATATTCTTAAAAATTACTAGAACATCTAATAAATTCTTATAATGTAAAATAAAAAAATTATAATTATAATTAAAATTCTAATTAAAATAATAATTCTAATTAAATTAAAATTAAATTAAAGATTCTAATTAAAATTGCAATTTAATAATTTAATTTAATAATTTTCATATAATATGATTATTCATCTACATCTTTGAATGGTAATTTTGTTCCTCCTTGATATTCATTTGCTAGTTTTTCATCAATTAGAATTTGATTAAAATATTCTGTACAGGATAAGTCATCTTCGCAGTTTTTAAGTTTAACTAATAATCTACCATATTTATCCATATCAAAACAATCAACAGTAATTAATTTAGTATTATTATCAATTAGTTTAGTAATTTTGCTATGAGAACTTTTATCATTTAATTCTATTTTACAATTAGTAGCTAGTTGTATCAAACGATTACGAGCTTTAAAAGCCGCATCTGTTTTTGATGTAATTTCTGGTGTATCAATACCTTCTAATCTACAATTATATCTTGTATATACACTTTTACATGAATCATCAGGATTCAATATAATAATTTTACAAGTATCACCATCATATACATCTACAACTTTACCATAAAAACTTAGATTATAAAGTTTAAATTCTAAACCTCCAATATCTCGTAGTCGTAATATTCTCAAATGGTCATGCAATCCATTCATTTTAAATCAACAAAATTATAATAATAATAATAATAATAAAATTTCAATTTTCTAAATTTTAAATTTCTTATATCTATAATTATCATAAATATTTTCAAATCTTTCTTCCTTAGAAAATTCTAGTAATGGTGAATATACATTTGTTGAACCATCATAATCAATTTGACTGAGAAATGTTCCTGGTGTTTTAACTATTTTCTTTTCTGGAGTTTGATTTAATAAAGAAGCCAATATATTAGAACCACCTGTTATTAATAAATTTTTATCTTCGTCACTTAAATTTATAGATTTTAGATAATCTAATAAATTATTTTGCATTGCATCATAAGTATTATACAATGTTGTTTGTGGCATTGTGCTAGTCATTGGGGCTGTAGTAGTAGTAGAAATTGGAACTGTAGTGCTAGTAGCTGGAAAAGTAGTGCTAGTAGTAGTCATTGGGACAGTAGTGCTAGTAGCTGGAAAAGTAGTGCTAGTAGCTGGAAAAGTAGTGCTAGTTGTAGTCATTGGGACAGTAGTGCTAGTCATTGGAACTGTAGTGGTAGTCATTGGGACAGTAGTGCTAGTCATTGGAACTGTAGTGCTAGTCATTGGAACTGTAGTGGTAGTAATTGGCATAGTAGTGCTAGTCATTGGGACTGTAGTAGTAGTAGTAGTAATTGGAAATGTAGTAGTAGTAATTGGAAATGTAGTAGTAGTAATTGGAAATGTAGTAGTAGTCATTGGGACTGTAGTGGTAGTCATTGGGACTGTAGTGCTAGTAGTAGTAATTGGAAATGTAGTGCTAGTCATTGGAAATGTAGTGGTAGTAATATTAAAAGAATTTGTTAAATTACCTGGAAAATTATCATAAATATCAAAATTTATTGTGTTATTATTAATTATATTTTGAAGATTCATATTTTGAAAATTTGCATTTGTTTCTAAATATGTTAAATTATAAATAGTTATATTTTCAGCAGCAAAATTATCTTTTATTAAAAATGTAATTAATAAATTGTAATCTTTATTAAAGATATTTAATGATTTGCCGTTATAATCTTCTAATTTTTTATTTTTTAGTTCTACACTTAAAATATTTAAAGAGTTAATTAACTTAAAATATGCTTTACCTATAGGTGTAAGAGTTAATATATCTTTATCAATAGTATATTTTTCAAAATTATTTATACTTTTATCTAGAATGTTATTATTAATAGTTATAGATAAATCATATTTATTTATTTGTAAAGGTATGGTTGTGCTAGTAATAGTGTTAAAATTTATAGATTGATTAGGAAAATAAAAATCAAATTCATAATTATATTGGTCCTTATTGTCAAAAATCTGTTGATTTATATTACTATTTGTATTACTATTTGTCATACCTAAATTTTCTATCCCCATAAAATTTGCTTTAATTTTGTATTTATCTTGAATAAAACTTAAAGAATCTTTAACAGCTAACAGTTTTATTATTTTTTTATAAATAGTTAAATAAAATGGTTGCCCACTATTTAAGTCTTTCATAATATTTTCGGAATTTTGGATATATTCTTTTTTTAATAATATAGTGCATTCAATTATATCATTAGGTTTATAATCTAGTTTTGGATTATTTATTGTAGCTGTTCCATATTTATAATCAAAGTTTGAATTTAAGTTAAAATTGGGAATAACATTTTTTTGTAATGGTGTAATTATTGAAGATTTTGTTTCTGGTGTTGCATTTAATTCTTCAAAACTGCCAAAATTAATATTATCTTCAAAATTTTCAGTTAGATATAGATTTCTAATAACTAGATATACAATAAATAAAGTTATAGCTAATATAACAAATAAAACATATTTATTTTTTAATATTTTTAGTATATTCATTTTAATAAAATATAATATAAAAAACTAAAAAAAAAATAATTTAATAGATTACATATAATAATAATTATCAGGGTCATTTATATTTTGAAATCTTTCATTTCTAGAATTCCCAAATTTTATAAGTGGAGAATAAAGATTTGTAGAACCTTGATAATCAATTTGACTTAGAAATGTTCCAGGTGTAGAATATTGCATTGCATCTTGCATTGGATTATTAAAGTAAGATGCTAATGCAGAAATACCTTTATCTAATAATTTATATTGTAGTTCTGTTTCATCATTGATTGATGGTTGAATAGTTGGTTCAGTTATATATCTAGTATTTTCACGAGTGGTAGTAGTGGTCCCACTGGTTGTAGTAGTCCCATTTGTAGCACCACGAGTGGTAGTTGTGGGACCACTGGTTGTAGTAGTCCCATTAGTTGTAGTAGTCCCATTGGTAGTAGTGGTCCCATTCGTGGTTTCACTCGCTGTAGTAGTGGTCCCATTGGTTGTTTCACTCGCTGTAGTAGTGGTCCCATTCGTGGTTTCACTCGCTGTAGTAGTGGTCCCATTGGTTGTTTCACTCGCTGTAGTAGTGGTCCCATTCGTTGTATTTTCAAATCCCTCATTTAGACTACATTTAAAAGTATCAGGATAATAAAAAAATACTATCCATAAAAATACTAAACTTACTACAATTACTAGACTATATTTTAAAATGTTTCTCCAATTAAAATTTAATTTTTTTAATAATGTCATTTTAAGTCTATCTTAATATCATCAAACATAAAAAATAATAAAAAAAATGCAAATATGTGGGACAGTTAATTTAAAATATGGCATTACCTAAAAACTAGTAATTTTTTTAAGTGGAAATAATAGTAAAAAAAGTTAAAAAACAATTATATATAAAAAAAAACTAATGCATAGTTTTATAATAACCCTGTCCCATATGTTTAAAAACTTTTAAAAACTTTAAAATTAATCACTAGAACAAGCTGTTGGATCACTTAAACAAATTTGTAATTTATCCATAAAATCTTGTTCTGCCATTGTTGTTTTAGAAGCCATATCTTCTAGAATATTTACCTGTTTTTGAATTGAAATAGCTTGAGCTACAATATCTTCATTATCACAATTTAAAACACTTGGATTATCTATACATTTAATAGGTATTTCATACAATTTACTAGCTGTATCTAGTATTTTTTGTCTTGGATTTTCAATTCCACAAGTTTCACTAAAACTACATTTTCCAGGTTCTCCTTTAGGACCTCTATTACCTTTAGGTCCCATTGGTCCAGGTGTTCCTTCTGTATTCCTTATTTTTATATAATAAAATACAGTTAAATAAATATTTAGAAGACAAAGAAAAGCTAAACCAACAATCATAAAATAAGCTAGTTTATAACTAGGTTCTGTAATAAAAAAACTAATTGTAATTACTATTATAATTAGTATTAAAATAATTAAAATATTGGAAGTCTCTGCCATTTATATTTATATATAATTATATAAATATCATACCAAATTTATAAAAAATATAATATAATACTATTTAGAATATAAAAAATTACTTGTTAACAAATAGAAAACAAATAGAAAACAAATTAAAAAATATTAAACTAAACAATATCTATATTATATGAATTTTTGTGAATTATTGTGGGATTGTAATATGGAGAACTAGTATTAAAAAATTTATTATAATATTGATAGGAACAAGTATTACTACAACAATAAATTATATTTGGATTATAATTAATTTTATAAATATAATCTTCACGACCACAATTATTACAAGCTACATTTATCCGTCCAACAATCCAATTATAAATTTGAGAAAACATTTTAAATTTAAAATTTAAAAAAAAAAAATTGTAAATACTAGCTAGTATATTTTTAAATTAATTTTTTAAAAAATTATTATTATTGAGGGGGGTGTTGCACTGCACTAGCAAACAAATTATTACGATTATTATTATTATTACTCATATTTTCGGTTTGTACTGGTTGCACTGGTGGTGCTAGTTGTGCTGGTAGTGCTGGTTGAACTGGTTGCACTGGTGGTGCTAGTTGTGCTGGTAGTACTTGTACATTATCTTCATTATTTTCAAGTCCAAGTGCATTGCTAAGCATACTTTTATTTAATTCTGTTGTTGTAACTCGTTCTACTTCTTTTGCAGATTGAAAATTAATGTTATCATTTGTATTAAATAAATCTAATCTTAATCTTAATTTTGTCAAATAACTGTCATTAAAAACCTTATCTACATCATTTCTTGCATGAATTAAAGTATAAAAACATGAATCTTGATCATCTTTGGTTTTAATATCATCATAATCATAAACATTATATTTAGTTGTTGTATAACTATATCTATTTGTTTTAATAATACTTACTGGAAAAGTGAATTGTAATAATTGTGCAACCCCTGTAACAGCATAATCTTTATTATATTCAATTGTTAAATGATTTTTATCATATGTTTGAATAATATTGGTAGCATGTTCTCTGTATGTTGAACCAGTATATAATCCTGTTGAAGCTTTTGAATCTACATTAAATATTGTTATTCCACTTGTTTTTTGACTACCAAGCAAATTTATTGAAAGTGGTTTAAATGGAATTGATAATCCAATTTTACAATTTTCAGTTAGATATAACTTATCTATTTTTAAATAGTCATATTGAGCAAGTGATTTAGGATTATATTTTTGCTTAAATAATACATCACTAATTTCATTTCCTCCAGTCCTATATAATAAACCTATCATTTCTCCGAAATTACCTCCTGCGTCTAAAGCACGACCTGATGAAGGTATATAATATCTAGCAAAATTTTCAAATTCAACAAAATAATTATTCATAAAACTAAAGAGTAATTGATTTTTTTCTGTAATTGCATTTTGGAATTCACAAGAATTAAATAAAATCATAGACATAACTAGAGTAATTATATCAAAACTCATATAATAAGGAGTGAAATTATATCTCATATATAATTCTTCAAATTCTATAACCGATTTTACAAAATCTTGTACATTTCTTAAATTTCTTCCTAAACGATAATTTAAAATAAATTCTTCATCACCTTTAGCATAAAATATACCCTCAATTCTATCTTTAGCACTTTGTTGAATTACTTGATCACCAATAATTTGCTGTGTAATAAAAGAATATGGGTCAACTGTTTTATTTTTACAATGAAATCTAATATTATTCATAGTTATACTTGATTTATCAAAATCAGCTAAATAAACTTCTGGTCTTCCATCTTGTTTTAATTTGTAAAATAAATTTTCACATTTCAAATCAGTATGAGTAAATAAATTTTTTCTATTCTTAACAATATTTAGTAAATTTTCAGTTTGTCTTAATATATCAAGAGTCATTTCTAATTTATCTTCTCGTGATTTCAGTGTATAAGCTGGAGAACTTATATAATCTCCAATATGACCATCCAATTTATTCATTATAATACAATATCTATAATGACCATCTACTTGAGTGACGAAAAAATTATGATATTCAGTAAATTTTAAATCTGGATTACCAGATTTAATTTTATGAAGACATAAATTTATTATATAATCATTAATTGAATCTGAATTCATATTTGCTAAATACAAATAATCTGGGTTTTCTGGAGTATGATATTGAGTTTCTATAAAATTTGAAACTAAATTAAAATTAAACTGATTAAAGTGTTCAAAACTAGTATGAAAATAATTTGCTGCTAAAAGCTTAAGTGTTTTTGATTTTGCTAATTTATCATCACCTATATGTATAATTTGTAATGATAAATAATCTTTTATTTTTTTAATATTTACATCTTCTTGTAAATATATTTTTAATACTAACTCATCAGGAAATTCAACATGTAATTGATGATTTCTTACAGAAGCTGCAGTGGCTGCTGCTGAAGCTGCCCCTGCCGAAGCCGCTCCTGTAGCATTATTTCTCGTAGGAATACCTGTTTTTTTTCGTAGAAATAAAAGTCTGGTATTTCCATGTTCTTGATTAATAACTCTTGTAATATTATAATTATTTTCAGTTGGATTTACCCACACAGAAGACGCTTTAGATGCTGCAGCAGATGCAGCTCCAGCTACAGATTTACTTGTAATTGCATATTTACCTTCTATATCATAAAAAATTTTTCTAAAAAAATTATTAATAAAATTCATATTAATAATATTATCTTCCTTTGTTAAAAGATGCTCTAAATCTACTAGATATTCATGATTTTGAGATTTATTACATAATGGGTTTATTATTAATCCATATTCATTACTTGAATTAATTCTTCTAAAATCAGGATGTTCATTCCAAAATAATGTATATCCACCCATACCTCCTTTCATCTCATTTACACTTACCTTACCTCTCTTCTTAAGGGTTTTACTCCGTGCACCCCTTTTAGTTTTAGTTTTTTTATTTTTAGTAGTTGTCATTATTAAATAAATAACATATATTTTTTCTATTAATTTAAATTTAAAATTAAAATATTTATTTTTAAAAATTATTATCATATCACAAAATATTAGAAGTAGTATGGCAACCGAATTAGTAAATGCATCTAATAATTTATTTGTAGGAGATTATCTAATGTCAAACACTCGTATTGCACATGGCTCGTTCTCAGATGTATTTATTGGAAATCACCGTTTTACTCAAACAAAAGTTGCTATAAAAAGAATAAAAATTAAAAATCCATATTCATTGGATAAATTAGTTGCTCGTGAAATTAAAATACATCAACAATTAGAACATCCTAATATTATTAAATTATATGAACATCTAATAGATTATAAGTCCAAATATGTTTATTTAATTATGGAATATTGTGCTAGTGGTAATCTCAAAGATTATCAATCAACTCATTATTTTACTGAATTACAAATACAAACTTTTATGCTTCAAATTGTAGCTGGATTAAAATATTTATATGATAATGGGATATTTCATCGTGATTTAAAACCTCAAAATATTTTACTAGATGAGTTTAAAAATATTAAATTAATAGATTTTGGATTAGCACGAGAAATAAATGAAGAAGAGACTCCTAGTAAAATGTTTGAAACATTTTGTGGTAGTCCTATGTATATGAGTCCAGAAATAATTACACATCAAAAATATAATAATATTAGTGATTTATGGTCTCTTGGTATTATATTATATGAATTAATTACTGGAAATCTACCTTATAATGCCAAAAATTTATATGAATTAGAAAGGAAAATACATAATCCAATTATATTACCAGATATTTATTATAGAAGACTTAGTGGGGATTGTATTAATTTATTGTTTTCTCTTTTACAAAGCGACCATACCAAAAGAATTAATTGGGATGATCTTTTTCAACATCCATGGATATTAAATAATTTAACCTTAAAACTTGAAAATGATTTAATTGAAAATCCATTAGCCACACATTTACTATCAGTTTATAATCACATACCTAAATCTAATACATCAATCTCATCTAGTAATAACACACCACAACTACAACAATCTTTACAACCAACTCCACTAAATACACTAAATACATTTGGAACTGGATTAATTAGAAATATATCTTCTAACAATTTATTAGGAATAAAAACAGCAGCAATCACTGATACCCAACAACAAATTAAAAAAGATAAAGAAAACTCCTCTTTAAATAATTTATTAAATAATTCATCTGGAATCCCAAGAATATCTAGTTATAACAATATTATACCCACATTCACATCAATACAAAATACTGCAAAAACAACAACGACAAATACAAAATTATTAGTAGAACCAAATAATGTAAAAAATAGACATGTAAAATTTGAGAATATTTCAATTGATTATTCTTATCCTGAAATAGTTCCTAAAAATATAAATATACCTAAATTAGAAAAAGAAATTAAACAAATAGATACAAATGAAGTTAAAGACTTAGATATAGAAATTCAAGATGATTTTGATAAAATGTTGCAAGAATATAATATTATTCCAAATACGGAAGATAGTTTTGAAAGTGATTCATCTATAAATTTAGGAAATACAATGATGGCATCTTCTTCAGCAATTGCAAAACCTATAATAATTCCTAAATTTAATTCCAGAAAAAATAATAGTTTTAATCAAGATTATATTAATATACAGAAGGATTTGAAATTTATTACACCACCAGATAATACTTACAATGAAGAAAATTTATTAGAACGAAATTCAATAAATATTACTGGAAGTAGTAGTAGTATTACAAAATTATGGAATTCAAGTTTAAGAATATTAAAAGTGTCTTTAAAAGATTCATATGATTATCTTAGCAGTAATACTAAAAGTTTATAGTATCAATATTTTTAATATTTTTTTAATATTTGTAATATTTTTATAATTATAAAACTAAAGCTAAAATAAACTAAAAAAAGTATTCAATAATAGAAATAATAATAAAAATGTATCTTATTATTTTTTTATTATTCTTATTTATTTTATTATTATATAAATTTCCATTTATTGGTTTTTTTATTATTGTTGGTATATTTAGTTATTCATATTTAGTTTCTAAATTTCATTCTTCTGCTAATTTAATAAATTATTTATTTATAGTATTAAAAAATTGGCAGAAAACTGGTGTTTTGGATTTGGATTTAAATAATAAATCACTAGACGAGATTGTATCAAATAAATTGGAAACTCTAAATCCTACAGAAGAAGAAATATTTACAAACACTAAAAAATATGAAGAAGAATTAAATGATAATATTTACAAAGATAATATTAGTAAATTATTTAAAATGTTTCCAGAAATAGAAATTTTACAAACTTGGTTATTAGATAATGATAAATATTATATAAATTATAAATATGAAATATTGCAAATTTGGAAAAAAATATTAAATAAATTTGTTGAAATAATAAGCAATCCAACTAGTTATGCTAGTAATAATTTTACAGATATTATTAATTTACAAACTCAATTATTAGAAATATTAGAATTTACAAATAATATGAGTTTTACTACTCAAACAAACTCAACTTTAAATGAAATAATTAATAATTTAATTGATAAAAATAGGGAAATAAATTCAAAATTAGTAAAATGGATAAAAACAAATATAACGAATATTAATATTAGAAGTGGATGTGTGTTAAATGATTTTGAAGCTGATGATTGGGTTGCACCTAGTAATTTAATGGAGTATAAATCTTAATTACTAGAATTAGTATTTTGATAACAGTATCTAGTAATAATTACTGGGATTAGTAATAACAATGTCTAATATTATACTTTTAGTTGTAAATGAACCACTACAACATTTTCACTATCCCCATTTGGAAATTCTATTTTATTAATTTTTTCAAATGGTGTTTCTTGAATTTCAAATAATGGTTTAGTTTTAGATTTAAAGTCATCATGATGACAATAAATAAATATGATATTGGTAATTTGTTTATTAATATGACTTATAAGCCATTTAATTATAGAGATATTTATTTTTGCTAGATGGATAATTAAAATACTATGTTCTATTTTTGGAAATTTAGTAAATTGATTGTAATCTACTAGATGTAAATTTACAGGAATAGAATATTTCAAAAAATTTCGTCTAGCATCTTCAATAATATCTATTGAATTTGAAATAGTAATATATTTTTTTGGATATCCATCTTTTTTATTATAACAATTATGATAATTTATTAAATAAGTAGCACATTCTCCACCAATAGCTATTATTGTTTCACATTTTGAATCTAGAATTTTAAAAGAATGTTCTATAGAATCAACTAAATATCTAGCAACATAAGAATGAACTAAGTTAGAAATTTTAATATTATTCTGTTGAAATGAATTAATAGATTTAGTAATTATAGAAGATATACTAGTGAATTCTAATCTATCTAATTTAGATATAGATGAGATAGAATTCAATTCTTCGTTATATATCCAAGATTTGCTAGAAACATTATTAATTACAAATTTTCCATTAGTCATATAAATAGAATAGGGTATGAATTCCTGTTTTAAAACTAAAACTATCGCTGGATGGAGTTCCCAAGAAGGAGACAAACATGGTAATGATTGATTTACTGAAATTTTGCACAAAACACCAATTTTAAACATTTAAAAGAAATATGATTAGATGAAATAATATTTAAAACTAAGAATTTATAATTCAATTTTAAGTTATTTTATAAGTATTTTATTGTTTTAAAATGGATTTAAGAGATGATATTATTTTTCACAAAAGTATTATATTATCACAATTTGAAGGTGAACAGACGGATTTTGGTATTCAAGCAGGACAAATAAGATATAATAAGAAGAAACATCAATTTGAGGGATATCATGAAAAAAAAGGTGCTGACGAAAATGGTAATCAATGGCGACCATTTCAATTAGATATCGCAACAAATACTAGCTTAGGTGGAATTAAAATTGGCAGTAATTTAATAATAAATCCTGAAACTGGAACTTTATCAGCGGTAGCTAATGGAATTTCCCAGATACAGAATAGAATTATTACTATTGCCAATAAATCCCATATTGCTGATTATTGTTGTCTTTCGGATGCATTGGAAAATTTGAATTGTAATATTACTAGCAATACTAATCCAATTTCAAATCCCTCATCCAAAAATCCTGTTGTTCTTTTTTTTACGCCAGGAACGCATTATTTAAATAATCAATCTTACCCAATTCCAGATGGTGTCTATATAACTGGTTATAACACAGCAACCACATTATTAAATGGAACATTACTTTTGAATAATACACATTTTGAAATATCAAATTTACAACTAGAATATATTAATATTGTTGCTAAACATAGTCATTCTTTAAATATTCAAAATATAAATTCTAAAACTAATTTTAATATATCACTAGATTCTTGTTCACGAGTTTATATTAATAATTGTAATATTTTTAATAATCAATCTTTTATTATTAATTCACTTAATACCAATATAAATGTAAAGAATTGTAATTTTAAAACAGAAATTGACACTTGTATTATTTGTAAATTTGATAAATGTCGTAATAATGATTATAATTATCAATATTGTAGCATAGTTGAAAATTGCACACTGGAATCAATACAAAAACCAACTTTAATTTTAAACAATACATATTTTGATTTAATATATTCTATTATTAAAACCAACAATATTGATAATTTTGATAATAATGCTATTGTAATAGATACAGATATTCCTGCATATGGATATTGGGATAAACAAAAAAACCAAAATATTTTTGAATGCAATATTATAGCTAGTAATAATTTAATTTATCAAATTTCAAATTTGGAATATTCAAATACAACACAAGAAACACCTTGTATTACTAGAGGTCTTTTTAAAATTAAAGATATTACAACAGATGAACTCAAAAATCATATTTTGAATATTCAACAATTTAATTATAGTAATACACATAATACTAATAATAATGAATTCAAATTAAATATAAAAGATGAAATAACTGAAATAAAAGAATTATATAAAATTAATATTAAATATTGTTCTATTAATGGTAATATATCTAGTAAATACAATGAAAATTTATGTAATGATAATTTTATAATTTTCAATTGTAATAATGATATACACGGAAATATTTTGTTAGAAAATGGATTTGTGTTTAATTTAAATACTAATAATATTACTATTACCAATTCAAATAATATGTTATTTTTAAACAATCAAATTAAAAATACTAGAAAATTACTTGATAATATTTATAAAAACAAAATAAATATAACTATTGAATTAAATAATTGTTCTTATTATTATAAAGATTTTGAATTTTTTGAGTATATAATAGTAAAAGGATATAATAGTACTGAATTTATTTGCAAGAATTTTAAATTAAAATCATTTTCTAAAATTCATAATATGGTCTTTAAATTAGAAAATTCTTTATTATTAGAAAATTGTAATGATATTATGTTTAGAGATTGTAATTTTGAATTACCTTATTATTCAAAATTTCTAATAATTGAAAATAGTAAAAATATTGAATTTGATAATTGTATTTTTAATATAAATTCTAAAATTACAAATATTGACCTACAAGAAATTATAGGATTTAGTATTGCTAATCATAGTAAAGTAATTTTTAAAGATTGTAAGTTTAATTTGTTTGCAAACTGTGATATAATAGGTATTGATATTAATAATGGATGTGATGTAAATTTAAAATTTTGTGAATTCAAAATTACTAGCATGGAAAAAATTATTTGTATAAGAATTGGAAATATTGTTAGTGATGCTAGTAATTTTTTATCACGAGGTTGTGATTATTTAATAGATAGTGGTATTGAACATTGTATTGTTGAACATATTAATTCTTTAGATAGTGTAAAAATATTAGAATAAACAATAGAAATTTAAATAGAAATACCATTTTAGATTAAAATAGCAAAAATTTTTAAAAATTGAATAAAACTGATTTTTATTTTGTTTGCCAAATCACCAATTTTAAATTTATTATATTTTGGGCGATATTTAAGGAATTGTTAGATAGAGAACTTACTGTAAGCATTTTAAAAATGGAGGTACAACAATGGAACTATGGTGCTTTTCGTGTAATTAATTATGTGAAAAACCTTCAAGTACCAACACATTTTGGAAAAAATCCGTTTTTAAACAAATGGTTTTGGATGTGGTTTTCAAAGAAGTTTGATGATATTCAAAATTGTGTCTTTTCAATACGCCTTAAAGAAGATATGCAAATTCAACATTGGCAATATCTTGGAAATGGAAAAGCTATTGATGTTTCTCAGGAATTTGGAAATGGTATTTGGAAACAACCATAAATTTAGGCTACTTGTAAAAAGTAAAAGATAAATCTTATTTTTTTTATAAAAATAACCAAATGGGGGACAGTTAATTTAAAATATTATATAAACTAAAAATTAGTTAAAAATCCCATGCATGGTTTTATAATAACCTTATCCCATATGTAAAAATAGGAAAAAAAAATAGAATAAGGTATATTCTAGAATAGTAGCCCCATAACCCGCTATCTATTCGTGATGACCCCAATGTAAACTGGCTAAAATGCCCCCTCGCATGTTCGTCATCTTTCCTATGCATTAAAGGAGCAATATATTCAAGGGATGAAATATGCAAAAATTCCAAACGGGGGGAATTCAAAAAATTTAAAAAATTATTTAAAAAATCAATTTTATTCTTTTTTATTGTTTTTCTAATAATTCCATTTGATATTCAATATTTAATATTATTGTAAAACTGAATGGACACTGTATTTACAAAATATATTTACAACTTATTATATTTTCTTCTTTGATTAAACCTTCTTCTTTATAAATTTGATTAGCTATATGATGTAAAGGAATGGATTGGTGCATACTAACTAATTCATTAAAATTAAAATCTCTAGTATTAAAATTATTAATTCCTTGTGAATAATTTTTAAAATCTATTGCTTCTCGTAATTGTATCAGGCTATCTATATAATTCCTTGTTAGGTATTCTATGGATGAGTTGATAATTTCATTACGAATCATTAATATAGTTCTTATTGCTATACATTCATATGCTGACTTTGAAAAAAAATTTCCACTCCTGTAAAATCTATTTAAATCTTCTACTATAACCAAACTAGTAGCTAGATATTGATGTAGTTTTATTTTCAAATTATCATCAACATATTTTATAAATTTGATTTGTTGATTTCTACTTAATTCTAGTATATCTCTATTTTTGGGATGCGATACAATAAAAATAGTATCTAATTGATTATCCCTAAATAGCTTAATTAAATTTGCAGTTTGTTCTAATAAAGTAAGTTTTATACTAGATATATTATAATCATACATTGATAATAGTTTGGAAAAATAATAATAATCATCACCACAAATTCCAATTCTATCTGTTATAATATCAGCTAGCACATTTTTTTTTTCATTGTTATGTGATATAATATAAACATATTCATAATATCCAACTCCTATTGCAGAACAATTGGGTTTAACAGCTACAGAATTAAATGTGGATTTCCATAATTTATTGAAAAGACGGCAATCACTAGTATGATATCTAAGTGCCTGTTCTTCACTTACAAATGCAATATCACACTTATTCTGTTGGAATTGATATAATGTTTCCATATTACTAACAGTAGATATAGATTGACATGGAAATACTTTATGCCTAAAATAACGATAAATATCAATATCATAAGTATTAGAATCAAATAAACTAAATTTCAATATTGGTAAATCATATGTATTTCTTTTAATAATTGGTTTATCCTCATTTTTAATATATTGATTATATGTCATTTTTTCCGGTGGTATTAAGGTTGATATTTGTTGATATTCAAAACCTTCAATCGTATCGTTATTATTAGTATTGTTGTTAAATGTAAAATTATAATCAAAATAGATATAAATTATTAATAATGTAAATAAAATAATTGTAAATATTATCTGGATTACTGAAAATTCCATATTCTAATACTAATATAATACTAGATAACAAAAAGGTTTATTTATTCTAGTCAAAAAACCTAATACAAACACAATGTTGGATATAAAACCATATATCAAAAAATATAAAACAATCTAATGCATGGTTTAATAATAACCCTATCCCAGATTACTAAAGCTTTTTCTTTTAATTTAAAAAAAAATAAGCTTTGGATTTAACACCAAAGCAGTTTTTACAAGCACAGACACACGGGGGTGGCACAGACACACTGGGGTGGCACAGACACACTGGGGTGGCACACGGATTGGTCAAATTGTAGGAAATGGAATGCGTGAGTATCACTCTTATTGTTCAACCTGAACCGCCACCGCAGCAGCCGCAGCTGAAAACTCATCTTGGATTATTTGCCGCACTGTATTTTCGTTCAAATTTGTGTAGAAAATTCTGCGGTTTTGCCAAACACCATTCTCAAAGGGTCCCCCGGGTTCAGCTGGGGGGACTGCTTCGCGGATGTTTGCTCCTGTGTCTTGAATTCGGAGCATGATCATCCCAAAGCAAGTCTCAGCTTGATCATTGAATTCTCGCTCATCAGGGGAGAAAAATGTGAATGAGATATCAGGTCCCAAAAATGGCTTGACCGTCGCCACCATCCAAGAACGTCCAAACCGAACTTCGTAAGACGACATGTTTTCGTGAAAGAACAGCGAAAGTAGGATTGGGAAAAATTAATTATAATTTAAATGTATTTAAAAAACAATTTTGTTATAAATATGTAATTTTTGCTAAAAATATATATTATAAATTTAAAAAAATAAAACAAGATACAGAGATTACAAAGAAACACGAAATATGAGTTCAACTGTATGCTAACATACCGTATTCGTTAAACTAGGAGACAACTGTATTTCTTTGCGGAATTGGGGATTCATTATATTGATTATATCGAATATCAACTGTAATATTCTTTATAGGTATTTAAATTTATCGGACCAAAAATTTTCATTCATTGTCTTATTCATATAGCTATATCCACATTGTTCTAAATAACTTATATCTCTAGTAATTAATCTAGAGTTCGCTCCACCTCTAATCCACGCTGGATCAACTGCTTGTTCTACAATATGTTGCTCATTTTGAATATTATATTGGAGATGGTCAATTAATGGTGTGTATTGTTGTGGAATAAAAACACCACTGAGTGAATTACAAGAGCGTTTAGAACTAGTATCTTCTCCAGGTAATAATTGAGTCTCAATATTAACATTACCGCTACCACGCCCAGCATATGGGACAGTTGCATATGGTCTAGTAAATAATTGTTGAGGACATTTAGGATATTGTTTAGTTAGACCAACTCTTAATTTACTAGACTCATCAACAACTCCCTGACCAACATCATAACCATTTTTAAAGAAGACCATTGGTAAATTTGTAGCCTTATCAATAGTTTCTGGTATAAGAGTATTACAATCATAAAGATTAGTAACTCCATAATTACCAACTCCTACTGATTGTCTGGTCTGAACATCTACAAAACAAGGATCATCAAATGCTTGTGCTTTATAATGAAGATTAAAAGCTTTTTTGTTATCTAATGTAGCACAATTTCTTTGATTTTTAATCAAAGCATTTGTAGAATCGTATAATAATTCATTATAACTCATTTTTATATTTTACAATCTAGTGAGAAGATTTTTACAAAAAAAAACTATTAATTCTTTTTAAAAATATATTTCTAATAATTTTTTAAAATTTTTATTTATAAAAAAAATAGTAGTAGACATGACGGGAAATAGCCTTCGGCTATTAAATCCTAGAGTAGCAAGCTACTCTTCGGGACTCGAACCCGCATCAAACCAGTTAGAGGCTGGGTGCTCTATCCATTAAGCTACATGTCCAATTCTCATACTTAACATTCTATAAAACAATTTTATTCTTTTTTTTCCTAATTTTCCTGTTTTTTCTATTATATAATTATTCGTAAAATATACAATAATAATTCAACTAATAATATTAAAGATTTTATATAATATAATTATAATTTGATTTTAAAAAAATGTATAATTCTAGTAAAATAAATATTATAAATTCAACTGATGAACATACTAAAAAACTAATAAATTCAACAGAAGAATATTTGAAATTAAAATCTTCCCAATTATTTTATCCAATTTTCCAATATTTAAACACTGATATAAATACTCAAGATAATCTTAATAATAATATGTATAGAAATAATATTTTTAACTCAAAATACAAATGCACTGAAGTTCTTGGTGTAATTGATGATACTTATGATATGAGTGATGATGATAATTTAGATTCCGCATTAGAATTTAATTATTCACAAAATATGAATGAAGATATTTATGATACTAATATTTTAGAAGAAAATGATTTACAAGAAGATGATAATGATAGCAATTGGACATCTGAAGAAGATTATAATACTAGTATTTTAAGTCGCAATTTTGAACCAAATGCTGAAGAATTATTATTTAAATATGGTATATCTAAATCACCAACACCATCTAGTAATAACAATGATGAAGACAGAAATGAAGATGAAAATGAAGATGAAGATGTAAATGAAGACGGAAATGAAGATGAAGATAGAACTGGAAATGAAGATGGAGATACAGAAGAAAAAAGTGAATTAAAAAGTAAAATTAAAGAATTTCTTAATAATATTGAGCCAAATTTAAATAATAATGAATTTGATAATTATGATAATGATTTTGAGAATGATTCATTATCTACTAATGATGAAAAAGAATTTGATGTAGAAAGTGAGGAAGATGATAATGAAAAAAATTATGAACCTAGTAATGTGGACCAACTGGATTTAGATACACTATTTGCTGAGGATATTATTAAATATACAGATGAACTAAAATTTAAAGACATATTAAATGATGATAATTATTTAATAAATAATTATGTAGTTCTTTGTAATATTTCTAAAAATAATGAAATAGGAAATGAAAATATATGTAAGATGTTTATTAAAAAATCGCCTCTTTTAGAACCAACTAAAGTGGCGAAAGGAATTTATTGTTTAGCACAACAATTACAATTGCCAGACATAATTTCATTAAATACATCTTTTAAATTAAATAATATAAATAATTCATCACATGTAGAAGCTATTTTTCTATATTTAGGAAATAAATTAGTTGAAGATGGGAAAACAATTGCATTTCCTTATTATTATGGTTGTATTAATAGCATTGACCCTAATTTCCATTCACTTATTAATGATGAATATGAAGATTTAGAAAATGAACTATGGTTTCAAGAAAGAATATCCAATGACTTATCTCTAGTTATTGTTGATGATAATGGAAAAATAGTTAATGGTGAAAAAAACCAATCTAATAAAAAAAATAGTAATTCAAACAATGATACAATTAATAAACTAGCACAAGAATTAAATATAACAATTAAATCTGAAATTTCCAAATCCGCTAATGCCGCTAATTCCAGTGGTGAAACCAATTTAATTAGCGATAATGAAAATGATATAATAGATTTGGATACAATTGATGTTGATACAAATAGTTTTTCACATTTAAGAAAACATAATAAAGAGGATTTAAATTATTTCTTAAAAATTCCAAATATGCCTGTAAATTTAGTATTTATGGAATATATGGAAGAAACACTAGATGACCTTTTATCTAATGGTTATGTACTTAATGAATTAGAATGGCAATCATTAATTTTTCAGGTTGCATTCGGTTTAGCTGTAGCCAATAAACAATTTTCTTTCGTTCATAATGACCTCCATTCTAGTAATATTATGGTACAAAAAACTAAACAACCATTTATGTATTTTCAAATTGGTAAAATATTTTATCGTATTCCTACATTTGGTCGTATATATAAAATTATTGATTTCGCTAGAGCAACATTTAAATTAAATGGTAAATGGATTTTTAGTGATGTATTTCAAGATGGTAATGATGCTAGCGATCAATATGATTTTGTTCCCACAGATGGTATTATACCAGATAAACATTTTGAACCAAATCCTAGTTTTGATTTAGTAAGATTTGCAATTTCAGTCATGGAAAATTTGGAAAATGTTCCAAAAATAAAAGAATTTTTCAATTATATCTGCTCTGATGATTCAGGTAATTGTAATTATATTAATGATGATAGTTTCCAATTATATATACATATTTCTCATAATTGTCATAATGCTGTACCAATAAAAATTATATTATCCAAATTTTTTAATAAATTTATATTTGATAAACATGAATTAAAAGAAAAAATGCATATATTTAAATACTAAATTTTTGTATTTTTTCAAAAAAATGGTTAAAAGTTGATATTTACAATTTAATAAAAAAAAAATATTTTTTAAAAATTTGATATTTTGAACATATTAGCTAGTGATTATTACATCACATCACATTACATGGTTAACATTTCCTGATTTTTTCACACTCTATTTGAATAAGTCTCAAATATAATTCTCGTCGTCTTTTCATTTCTTTTAAAGAAAAATATAAATTATGTAATTTTGTTGATTTTCCATTTGGTAATTTCCAATACCAACAATCATTAGATAATACCACTAATTGATTTTCATATAATACTGCTATATCCATATATTCCAATTCAACTAACAATAACAACCCTTCTAATGTAAAACCAATAGGTGTTTCGGTATATAATATATCGTTACTAATAACATCATTGAATGGTATTCCATAAATTGTTGAATACTCTGTTTTTTCATTAATCTTTGGTTGAAAGTCGCTTACACATGTTATTTGATCAACATACTTTTTTTTGCAGCCTAAAAATGGTAGTATGTATGACATAGTCCAAAAATCAATAGGCTTACTACAACCTTTTATTGGCAATTTATTCATTAGTTTTGATATCAAATATCTCTGGTTCATAGTTGCACCAAATTCTGAGGTAATAAATTTTGGAACAATCCATACATTTTCTAACAAATGATGACAGTTGTATGATTCCATTCCATTTGGTTGTGTGAAATTATTAATTTTGAAAGCTATTGATTCTTGAAATATTAAATGATGATGTTGTTCAAATGTAAAAATATTTGGATTTTGTATAAAAACTTTTATAGGAAATAAAGCATAATTGCTTCGTATTTTATTTTGGGTAATAGGGCATTTTATTATTACTTCTTTTAATTTTGCAAATTTAGGAAACTCTAATTTTATAATAATTTGAAATTGTTTTCTTGATAATATATTTTCTCCATAATCTAAATAGTTATCTAAATATAAATTATATTCCATAGGTTTGCTATTTGGTATGTATTCTTTCTTCTTTGGTAAAATATCGGTTTTTTTCTTGGATGCTATTGCTGCAAAGGAAATAGCCATTCTATCTAATAAAAAGCAAAATACAAGAAATACTCAATATATCATAAAGATATAAATTCAATTTTTATTTAATTTGTTTTAAAAAAATCCTAATATTAAAATACTAATTAAAAACATTAATACTATATAATTTTCTAATTCTGGATGTATAATTTCATAATAATGATTAGCACCATATGCGAGAGCAATTTGTAATATTGAACCAATAATTATCAATATCATTAATATTATTAGAAATATCTTCTTAGTGGAACTTAAACTATTACCTCTTAAAAAGGATATACAAGTCATCATAACAAACATTCTAATTAAAGCAAGAGTTATACCACCAATAATTACTGAATTCATTTGATATGGATCCAACCACATTAACACTTGAATAAATGTATAAATTATGACTAATAATACAACTCTAATATAAAAATTGCGTTGATTTTTATTTAAAATAATTAACCAAATAATAAAAATAAATGCCAAAGTGGAATAAATGATAGCGATTGGTTTATTACTATTTGCCAAAGCAACATTAGCATCATAAGAATTGATATTTATGGTTCCTTGACGATAACTATTGATATATGCACCATATAAATAAAAAACAAGAAATAATAAAACTGAACTTATAGCTAGAATATGTTTTGTATTCATTTTTAAATATTATGTATATTTTAAGAATTTATTATTATTATGGTATTGAAAGAAGAAATTATAACATACCTTGAAGTAAAATAGTAATTAAAAACATAAATAGCATACTATTTTCTAATGATGGGAATAGCTCTGGAACTGGTTTATTTATATTTTGAATATTAGAAACAGCTAAACCAATTAATATTAGAATAGTTAGTATTGGAATTACAAATAGTAAAGATTTTCCTAATTTAGATGTTTTTAAATTTAAATAATAGAGTATGCAAGTAGTAATAATATAAATAACTATACTAGTAAATATAATAGCTGCTAATATATAATGGTCATCTTTATTGTAATAGGTGGTAACCCATAGTAAAGAAATGACTAGACCATATACTAATACTAGTAAAAATTGACGGAATAATAATAATTTTGAAGGACCTCTAATGTAATTAATATATCCAACTAATATTAATGCTATAGTTAGTAATATAATAACTACTGGTTGATTTCCAAATGCTAAAGATTGAGAAATTGTAAATATATGAGATGATATTTGTCCTTTTAAATAACTAGTAAGATAAGTTGCTAAACCGAATAATATTAAAAATAGTGCGATGGCAGTAATACTAGCTAGTAATGTTTTATTATTTGCAGGAACAATCATTTTAATTTAATAATATATTTAAATTTGATTACAGGCAACAAACCGAAAGGACACTGTATCATGTTTAATTTTTTTTAATATTTCACAATTCATAAATTAAAATAAACATAGAATCATCTTTTTAATTTCACATTGCATTATTTCAATATTTCAATATTATAATTTAATCTTTTTAAAATATAAATATATTTTATATTTTATTTAACATGGGGGTTTTTAAATCTTATAAGCAAAAATATGAGAAAACTAAATTAAAATTAAATAACTATGCACTTAAAAAAGAAATAAGCACTGCAAAAAAAATAAAAAAACTATATGGTAAAAAAACACTAACTCGAAAACAACAAAACTATTATAATAAATTAAAACACATCAAGCAAATAATAAATGAATATAAACAAATAATTAATGAAAATCCAAGATCTAAAGTAGAAAGTGATAAAGATTACTACAAGAGAATGAGAAATTTATTAAAAGAATCAGCATTATATCAACATTATAAAAATAGAGGAAACTCGCATTTAGTGTGGGATGCTGTCATAACTTTTTTTTAAAATAAGAGTAGATTGTGTTTTTATATTTAAATCATTACTCATGAAAATTAGATTTTTAGCGAAACATATTTATAAGTAATAATTAGTGTTTTAATTAATTATTTTGTTTTTTTAATTTTATTAAAATATATTGTCTTATTAATTTCTAAGATGAAAAATATGTGCTAAAACACATTATTTAAAAGTGAAAGTAGATTATTTTTAAAGTTTCCATATTGAAATTAATAATGTGGAGTATTATATTTAATTATTGTATATTAATGAAAATAACTAGGATAAAAATGTAAAACTGAGATTAGTAATTCAATCTTGTTCCAGTAATTATTACTAGATTAAGAATATAAAACTGAGATTAGTAATTCAATCTTGTTCCAGTAATTATTACTAGATTAAGAATGTAAAACTGAGATTAGTAATTCAATCTTGTTCCAGTAATTATTACTAGATTAAGAATATAAAACTGAGATTAGTAATTCAATCTTGTTCCAGTAATTATTACTAGATTAAGAATATAAAACTGAGATTAGTAATTCAATCTTGTTCCAGTATCTCAATATAGTAATGAATGTAAAACTGAGATTAGTAATTCAATCTTGTTCCAGTAATTATTACTAGATTAAGAATATAAAACTGAGATTAGTAATTCAATCTTGTTCCAGTATCTCAATATAGTAATGAATGTAAAACTGAGATTAGTAATTCAATCTTGTTCCAGTAATTATTACTAGATTAAGAATGTAAAACTGAGAAAAGTTGTAATTTTTTATTTAAAAGTTGTAGTTTTAATTAGTTTTAATTAGTTTTAATTAGTTTTAATTAGTTTTAATTAGTTTTAATTTTTATTCCATTCTTAAATTCAAAATGGCATCTAGTAATTTAGATATTGTTTTCTCATTTGATACTACTGGGAGCATGAGTTCTTGTCTTGGACAGGTTAGAAATAAAATTGTCGACATTGTAAATAATTTATTTACTACAATTCCAAATCTCAATATTGCAATTATTAATCATGGAGATTATTGTGATGGTGTTAATTTATATAGATTTACTAATTTATCTTCCAATAAGGACCAAATAATTAATTTCGTCCAAACAACATCATCTACTAGTGGTGGTGATCTTCCTGAGGCATATGAATATGTTCTTCGTGAGAGTAAATCACTTGCTTGGAGAGATGGTTCTACTCGTATTCTTGTTATGATTGGTGATGCTCTTCCACATGAATCAAATGATAATCCATATAAAATAGATTGGCGAGAACAATGTCATGTTCTAAAAACAATGGGAATCGCTATTTATTCAATTCAATGTCTAGATAGAGGAAATAACCAAGAAAGAGCATTTTATAGTGAAATGGCTACCATTACAGGAGGAATAAAGTTATATTTAGACCAATTTTCATTTATTATAGAAGTTATTAATGCAATTTGCTATCGTCAATTAGGTAATTCACATCTGGAAAATTATCAAGAACAGGTTCAAGTGAATAATGGTGGTGCACTTACTACTAATATGCGTCAAATGTTTGATATTATGCTTGGTCGCCGAACTACTGAAGAAGTTGAAGCGGAAAATGATGCTCGTTATGATTATGGAGATTCTCATGGTTCTACAACAGCAGCTCCAACTCGTCGTGTTAGAACAGCCACTTCATCAATTGACTTTACCACTATGGATGAAGCCGCTTTTGTAATGCGTCCATGTGCTCCATCTCGTTTCCAAGTTATGGATGTAGCTAGTGATTGTGATATTAAAGGATTTGTAACTAGCAATGGTATTACATTCGCTAAAGGTCGTGGATTTTATCAACTTACCAAACCTGAAGTAATTAGTAAAAAGAAGGAAATTATTCTACAAAAGAAAAATACTGGGGAATTATTTGAGGGATTATCTTCCCGTCGTATGTTAAATTTAATCGATTATGATGAAAAAAAAAAGTTCAAATGTACTGATTATCCAGAAGAATATTTAGTGTTTATTCAATCTACATCAGTTAATCGTAAATTACTAAGTGATACCAAATTCTTGTATGAAGTTGATGGATTTTGATAGAACTAATCATAAAATAAATAATAACGCTTTATTTTTTTATATTTAATTTAATAATTCTGGATAATTTTGTAATATCCATTCATTGTATTTATTTAAATTTACACAATACTCTAACTCTAAATAATTATTAAATTTTGTCTATCAGCATTAAATATTTCTTCATTAGCACCAATTCTTAGATAATGATGTAATATGTCTAGATCACTATATCCAAACATACAGACAACATTCGGTTTACGCCGAAATGCCACTGTAAATCAATTTTTCTAAAAATATATATACTCAAGAAAAGAATTATAGAAAATTAAATTAGATGACTTAATAAATTTAATTAGTGGATGTGAGATATGAGATTAAAAGCAAAACATTCATTACTTAATCACTTTATATATATTGGTTATTTTCATACTTCCATATTATATTAAATATTACATACATGAGTTTAACTACTAGCAATTAATTGGCAATTGTAAAATTTTGCTAACTATTTCAACTAATGATAAATATTTTATAAGATATTCCGGCTTTCCGGAGAAAGTTTATCTACCATAAATATAATAATGGCATATAGTCAATTTATTAATCTAAAAGAATACAGTGACCTCTCGGTTTTACGATTGGGAGCTAGCTCCCAATAGATATGGTATGCTTAGCATACCATCGAACCCCCATTTTCGGTAGATTTTAATCTGTTTTGAGCGACATTTAGGGGTTCGTAAAACCTAATGTTGCCTGTATCTCAAAAAATATTCTACAATAAGTTCATCTTTTATTGAATATTTTTATTCTCTATATAACTATAATACAAATGAAAATGATTTTGTAATAGACTTAGAAATGCTAGCTAAATGGCTAAAAGCTGAGAAAAAACATCTTAAGGAAACATTAACAAATAGTTATATATTAAATGTGGATTATAAAGTAACTAAAAAAGATATCAATACTGGTGGTAGAAAATCTGAATATGTTTTATTGACACCAGATTGTATGAAAAGATTATGTATGGCATCTAGGACAAAAAAAGCGGAAGAAGTTAGAACATATTTTATAGAATTAGAAAAACATATTAACAAATATAAAAATTATATAATCTAAGGACTAAGTAAAAAAGTTGGAAATTTAGAACAATTGCAAAAACCAATTCCAAATCCAAAAAATGGAGTAATTTATGTATTAAGTTCACCTGACGATCTACCGGATGTTTATAAAATTGGAAAAACAACAGAATTCAAAAATAGGTTAAAAGTTCATCAAACATCACACGCTGAAAATATTAAGGTTGAACTTATTTATGAAACAAATGATGTTGATAGTGGTGAAAATTGTTTGAAAGCAGTTCTTAAAAATTCTCAATACAAAAAAAGAAAAGAATTCTATCAAATTAAACTTGATGACTTGAGAAGTTTAATTAGTGGATGTGATGATATGAGATTAAAAGCAAAATATTCAACACTTAAAACAAAAAAAGATTAGTTTAAATAATTATTATATCTTTTGTAAAATATTTAGTATATATCACAAAATTCTTGTATTAAGTAAAATGATTTTGATGGCACTAATTGAAAATTAAAAAATTAAGTTAACTAGAATATTAAATAAACATCCTAATTAGGTTATTCAACCTGCAGACTAACACTCTTAATTTGTCTTTTTTTATATTTCTTCACTTCAGCAATTCCATAATCCCAACTATCAAATGGTGACATTTTTAAATATTCAATTGGTGTAATACCTAATTTATTACTAGCACTAATTATTCCAAAATCATTTTCATCTTTGAAAATTTCAATCGTTTTATATTTTGGATTAAGATAAATATTAATCATCTTACAAACTATATCTAAAATACGGTCTGATGCACATGCAATATTTATATTTTCATATTTATTATTATCATAAATTTTCATAATAGCACTAATAATTTCACTAGCAGTATCAGTTGATAAAATAATATCTACACAATTTTTTGGTGGTTTAATAGTTGGAATATGTGTCAATAAATAATATGTCATACCACTAGTATAAACTTCCAAATTATTCCAAATTGCAAAATTAGTTATACCAATTTTTATCACACTTTTTTGTAATGTGCTAGTAAAAATAGGATTATAAATTGTATAAGAACCATATTTTTCCAAGCACTTCAATTGAAATTCAAAACTGGCATTAGGTTGAATAATTGGACGACTAATTTGAGCTAGTTTCAATGCGGACCCATAATCAAGACGATGATGCATCATTAGATATCCAATAATAATAGAACCACTTCTAGATACACCAGCACCACAAAATACTAAAACATTCTTAAAATTAGAAATATGTCTAGCAATGAATTCCGTAGTTATTGGTAAAATAGGGCGGATATCCTGCGTTAAATTATCATTGATATCTAGAATTAGAGGTGTTGCATTGCATTTCTCTGAAACTTCCAATTCACCAATTAATGAAATATAGGCATGAATATTATGTGTATCTTTATCTTTGTTTAATATGTTTGATGCTTGTTTTTCACTACATATAAATAAATGTGGAACTATTTGATTAACTAATTTTTGTTCGTCTGCCATTTTTAATTAGAAAATAGTATTAAATTTTTTATTTATTTAATAATAATTTTAAATCAATTTTAATTAATAAAATATTAAAATAGTAAAAAAAATATCAAAGATATAAAAAATATTTATGAAATAATAAAAAATATTAATTAAAAAATTGATTAAAATATTATGAAATTTTAAATATATCATTATCATCAGGTTTATTGGTATTTAATTCTATAAATCCTTTAATTAAATCATTACTTATAATAAAATTGTACATATCTTCAATTAAATTATCATTCTCACTTATTATTCCTTCTCTTTTTATTGTATTAATTTCTTCATTTTTTTCCAAGTCGTAAATTACTTTAATAAATTGACTTTTATCAATATTTGCAGACTCACAAAATGTAGTTATAAGAATAGTAAATATATTTTTTATATATTGATTTTTAATTTCTTTCTTAATTTTTTTTAATACACGTTTTGCTAAAAATAATTCATAAATTATTGTTATTAATTCATAAGAACTAGTGACATCAGTTTTATGTTCTTCGTTTATGTTATAACATTTAGAAATATAAGTATTATTTTTTGATGTGTTACTATAATCAAAAAATTTAATATAAAAATTATCTAATAAATTTGTATTCAAAAATAATTTTGTATTACTATTAATTTCTTTGAATTCAAAGAATTTTTTATCGGTTTTTTTTAAAGCTATGTTATTACTTTTTAAATCATCATGTATAAAATTTGGTAGCTTTTTTTTTAAAAAATTATAAGTATAAATTACTTGGAATAAAATAATTAATGCTTTCTTAAAATAATCTGAATTTTGAGAATTAATATAAGTATCAACATCAGTGTCTGCTAATTCAATTATTTTATATTCATATATTTTTGTATCATTCTTTATTGTATTATTTATTTTATAATTATTTTTTTTTAATAATGTAATATTTTTATTATGAACTTCTCCAGAATTATTATTTATTGTATATATAGAATTTTGTTTTGTTTTATTATTAATATGTTTGGAAAGTAAAATATTTGAATAAAAAATATTATAAATTTTTAGTATAGTTTGTAATTCATCTTGATATGGATATAATAAAATATAATTCATTGTATCATTATTAGAATATAATTTGCCATTTATATTTTCTAATTCTATTGTTTTCATTACATAAAATGAATTATCTGTTAATAATTTTAATTGAAAAATATGACCCACTGACGTATTTTGATAATTATAAATTATTTTAATTTGTTCTGCAAATTCATACATTTGTCTCTTGTTTAAAAAATTTTCTTTAACTTTAATATCTGATAAATTACATATAGTATCAAATAATCTTTTACTATCTTTTATAATCATTTCACTATAATTTCCACCAGTTTGGTGGTTTTTTTTGGCTTTTTTTTTGATTTATTATTCATATAATATTATAATATTATAATATTATAATATTTTAATATTTTAATTTCTAAATTTTAAAAATTGAATAGCTAGACATTGTTTTAATTTGGATAATTTTGCAAATTCAAAGAACACAATTAAATTAATAATTATAATAAATTTGTAAAATATGGGTTTTCAACCACCAATAATTTATAATAATAAAAAGTCTCAAATTATTTTAAATAACCAAAATCAAAGATATCGTTTTATAAGAAATCCATCAATAGCAACACAAATTTATTATTTCACATTTGATAAAAATTTAATATTTGTAAAATTATATCCATGGGACAGTTGAATTTATTATATTTTATTTTATTTATCACTAGATTAAGAATGCAATACTGGAATAAGTAATTTAATCTTATTCCAGTATCTCAATATAGTAATGAATGTAAAACTGAGAAAAGTAATTCAATCTTGTTCCAGTATCTCAATATAGTAATGAATGTAAAACTGAGAAAAGTAATTCAATCTTGTTCCAGTATCTCAATATAGTAATGAATGTAAAACTGAGAAAAGTAATTCAATCTTGTTCCAGTAATAAATACTAGATTAAGAATGAAAAACTGTGAAAGTAATTCAATCTTGTTCCAGTAATTATCACTAGATTAAGAATGCAAAACTGTAATAAGTAATTCAATCTTGTTCCAGTAATTATCACTAGATTAAGAATGCAAAACTGTAATAAGTAATTCAAT